ATGCCGTATCCTAACGAACACGCCGCCAGACTGATTGACCCAGAAAAGTTCGACCCTGATTCCTTTCGCCGTGAGAATAACAAATTTGGCGAGGGAATACATGCTATTTTCGGGAAACTCAAAGGTGAAGAAAGCATGACTTTGCAGGCAATTCGCTTTGATGCAGATAAATTTTCCGCTGAGCAAGCGCGCCAGTGGCTGAAAGCGCATGATTACGAGCCGATTGCCTTTGAAGAAGCCGAGGAAAAGGCAGAAAAAGGCCTGGCGTATTTTGTGCCTTTACAAAAGGTTATTGAAGCGCGCCGCGAAGTTTGGGGAGTTGCCGCGGCAGAACAACCAGACTCCAGCGGTGAAATCATGGATTACGAAAAGTCCAAGCCGCATTTCTGGGAATGGTCGAAACGCGTCCATAAAGCCAGCAAGGGAAAAAGTCTTGGCAATGTGCGGGACAGTCACACCAGCAAGGCGGTTGGCAAGGTGATCAAATTGCTGTTCGATGATGTCGCCAAAGCAATTCGTGTAGGTGTAAAGGTGGTGGACAGTGAAGCTTGGCAAAAAGTCACCGAGGGCGTGTTTACCGGTTTTTCGATTGGCGGCACGTACGGCCGGCGTTGGCCGGATGAAATGAACAAAGGTTATATCCGCTATGAAGCCATTCCGAATGAAATCAGTCTGGTTGATCTGCCCTGTATTCCAGGAGCGATTATTGAAATGGTCAAAGTGGATGGAACTCAAATCATACTCAGTAAAAACGAGGTAACCATGAAGGACAAAATTTTAACTACTCTCAAAAAGCAGTTAGGCGATTTGAGCGAAGAAGAGATATTCGCTATCGCCGATGAGTTGGCTGCCATTATTGAAGAAAACGAGAACGCTGAGAGTGAGACTTCAGAAGAAGCCCAAAGCGATTTGGAGAACGAATCGGAAAAAGCGGCTGAAGAGCGGCCGAAAGGGGTTACTGCCGATGAAGTCAAAGAAATCGTTCTCGCTATCTTGCAGGAATTTGGATTGGTGGAAAAAATCAACGACCAATTGGCGCTCAGTGAAAAAGTTGCCGACATGACCAAATCTGAAATCGCCGATTTGCGCAAGTCGCTGAACACGGTTGCAAATGATATGGCTAAACTGGCTGTGGTCATTGAGGAACTGGAAAAACGCGGCGGAAGCGGTCCCGTCCTGCGTGAAATTGGATCGTTATCACCGCAAGCCAGTGCTGCACTGCAAAAAGCCGAAGCATTGAAAGCCGAATTGTCTAAGACCACTGATCCACTGATTCGACAAAGTTTACAAAATGAAATTGCACGGCTTGAAATTCAGGCTGTGCAGCAATCTGGAAGATAAGGAGAATCAACATGATTGAAAATCTTTCTCAATTAACTCGTGAGGCGGTTGCCGAGTTTTATAAAGCATTGGGAAAACCGATGCCAGCCGATGCACTGAAGAAAGCCGGCGTTACTCAGGCAACCGGTCTGGTGGCGTATGATTTACAAGCACCTGCCAAGAATCTATTCCCAGTTTTGACCCCTATTCGCAACCGTACGCCGCGTGTTTCCGGTGGTGGCGGAACGTCAACCAATTGGAAAGCAGTGGTGGGTATCAACACGGCCGGCTTGCGTGGCTTTGTGCCGGAAGGTGAACGCAATGGTGTAGTTACTACCGATGTTCAGGACAAGAGCGCACCCTATCGTACCTTAGGGCTTGAGGACAGCATCACTTTTGAAGCCGAACGTGCTGCGGTTGGCTTTGAAGATGTGCGCGCTACGCAGGCTCAGCGATTGCTCTGGGCCACCATGATCGAAGAAGAAATTGCTGATCTGGGTGGAAACTATACCGTTCAGCTGGGAACGCCCTCAGCGCCAACCGTTACCACCGAAGCGAGCGGCGGCTCAATCGGTGCCGGTACCTATAACGTGATTGTTGTAGCGCTGACGCTGTATGGTTATCTGTCATCCTCGCTGAGTGGTGGGGTGGTCGGTCAGGTTAGTGTCACCCCGGCCAGCGGCGGTTCACCATTCACATACGGCGGCGGATCATCGAATAAGTCCAATGCGACCAGCACTGGTGCAATTACCGGCTCGACCAATGTGATCAAAGCCAAAGTGACCCCTGTAACGGGTGCTGTGGCTTACGCCTGGTATGTGGGTACCAGTGGTAATGAATTACTGCAAGCTATTACAACCGTCAACAGCGTTGTGCTGACCAGCCTGGTAACTTCCGGCCGGCAGAATGCCAGTGCGATTTCCGGAGATAACTCGCGCAACCTGCTCAGCTACGATGGTATTCTGTATCAGGCCTGGACGAGCGGTTCTGGTGCTTATATCAAGGTGATGCCGGATGGGACTTTAGGGACTGGTACCGGGCTTTCCGCTTCTAATGATGGCGGAATTACCGAAATCAATGAGATGTTCCGCTGGATGTGGGATAAGTATCGTCTGTCACCGACCCGCATTTACGTGAATGCTCAGGAAGCGGATAACATCACCAAAAAAGTATTGACAGCATCAGCTGCGCAGATTCCGTACGTAACCGGTATGGAATTCACTGCCGGTATGCGGGTGAAAAGTCTGCTCAACCGCTTTGCGATGGGTGTAGCGCCAGAAGTTCCGTTGGAGATTCATCCCAATCTGCCCCCCGGCACGCTGGTAGCGGTTACCGAGCAGCTGCCCTATCCGATTAACGGCGTTCCCAATGTGATGGAGATGCGCTTACGCCAGGACTACTATCAAATCGAATGGCCGCAGCGCACGCGGAAATACGAGAGCGGCGTTTATTTCGATGGCGTGTTTGCTCACTATTTCCCGCCTTCCATTGGGATTATCACCAATATCGGCAATGCGTAAATGATCCGTGGGGGAGGGGCTTGAGAGAGTCGCTCCCCCACATCGAGGTTCTATGAAATACCGGGCGTTGGGAAACATACACAGTATCAGCCAGGGCAGTTTCATTGCCTATGTTGAAAATGGCCAAATTGAACTGCCAGAAGACATAGCCGAAGGCATAATCAATTCCGGTGTAATTGCCCCTCTTGATACTGAGTATGCAAATGCGGAGCAGATAAATGGCGGATTACACGACTTTGGCGGCAGTCAAACGGGCACTCGGAAGCGCAGAAAACGCCGATGATGTTCTTTTGGCCGAGTTGATTACTCAAGCAAGCCGGACGATTGACCGGTATTGCGGAGGCAGCGACAACTATTTCATCAGGGAAACGCTGTCAAATGTGATCGTTCGAGGATACATTTCCGCTGACGGAATTTTGTGGTGTTGGCCGCCAAAGCCGATTGTTGAAAGCGTATCGTATTTAGCCTATCGGTATTCTGCTCATGAGAACTGGCGCGAGCTGGACCCGGCCAAAGCAGAAGTGTTCAGGGTTTCGGTGTCCTGGCATGGTGTAGATGGACATGGAAGAGTTCAGGTAAATTTATCTTTCACGGGTGGATTTTCGTCCTTACCGGATGATCTAATTAATGCGGCGACCTTATTAAGTGTGCGCTTCTACAAAGAGATCAAATCGGGTTTAACGGATAGCATCGGTGTAGCGGAGCTGGGGATGCTGCAATATACGAAGGCTTTGCCGGAGCGTGTTCAGGTCATGCTGAAACCATATAAACGGATTGTGTTATGAGCGATATTCGACAGCGATTGGCAGATATTCAGAAGACCATTACCGGCATCAAGCGGGCTTATGTGTGGGCACCACAATCGCTGGCCGATTCGGATTTACCGGTCTTTTGCACATTTGCCGGGCCGGCAGTACTCACCTCGATTGGTGAAACCTTAGCCGAGGAAAACCGCACCTGGTTGATGAGGTTGTATGTCAAACCTGTACTACAAGGTATTGACGGTGAGGCGGAAAAATCGGTTGAGCCGTTTTTGGTAACCGTGCGCAACACGTTTTTGTCACATCCTTTGCTTGGCAAAGGAACGAAAGATTCTGTGTTGCCCTGGATTGAGAAAGCAACCTGGCTGGGAGACAGCGGTATTCAGGTCTTGAGTTACGCAGGACAAAACTATTTAGGTATTGAATTCAAATTGGCAATCACCACGATTGTGCCAATTTCAATCGCATTGTATGAGTGAGGTGAAACATGGAGATCATCAGTGAATCAATGGTCAATGGCATTCCACTGGTGCTGGTCGTGCTTGGCCTTGTGGAATGGTCAAAACGGTTAGGCGTATCGGGTCAGCATCTGCAGATACTCAGTATGCTGATTGGTGTGGTATTGGGGATATTGTACCAATACAGTGTTTTTCCGCTAACAACATTCGGCGAGTGGTTTGGTGCGGTGATTTATGGGCTTGCGTTGGGTTTGATTGCCAGCGGCGTTTACGATGCTGTACGAAGCGCTGTCGTGCGAGGATAACATGAATGCTGAAGAGCGGGTCAGCAATAATAGCTTACAACGACAAATATCCGCTCTATCAACGCGCCTTGATCAGGTTGCCGCCGATGTTTCGGAGATCAAGATCATGCTCAAGGACATCGAAGCGCGTGTACGGAAGCTGGAAACCTATGAAGCAGGAGCGCATCCACTCATGGAAAACAAGATTGACGCAGCCTGGCGAAAACTAGAAGAACATGATCGCCGGATTGATAATTTGACTAATATCGTTGCTAAACTTGATCAATCTAACCGCCTGATGGCCTGGTTAGGTGGCATACTCGGATCAACAGTTCTCATTTGGCTGGTGACGCAGATACTGGGGGTGGTTAAATGAGTACCGTTTTGATTGTTGGTTTTCTACTTGTATTTGGAGTGACTTTTATCATTGGAGTATTTCCAATTGCGTCCTGTATTCTATCCTCAATGATTTCAAGAGATGAGGAGCAGCATGGCAGATAAAGCATTAGGCTGTGATGTCAGCCACTGGCAGGGCGAGATAAACTTTGAGAAGATGCACGATGTCGGCGCGTCATTCGTGTTTCTCAAAGCATCCCAGGCAACCTGGACAGATCGCCGCTTTATTGAAAACTACCGTGCCGCAAAACAAGCCGGTTTGCTGGTGGGAATGTACCACTATTTAGATTGGTCAGTACCTTCTGGCCAACAAGCGCGCTATTTTGCTGGTTTAATAGCGGATTATCCGCCAGACATCGAACCGGTCATTGATTACGAAGAGCGCAGAAATGCTCCAAATCGGCTGGCGGCTATTTCAGCCCTTAATGCTTTTATTCAGACAGTTGAAGATTTAATAGGCCGGTTGTGTGTAATCTATACCTCGCCGGGTTATTGGCGTGAATACGGCGATACTTCTGATAGATGGAAAAAATACCCGCTGTGGGTTGCGCATTATGGCGTAACGCGCCCAACGGTGCCGGTCCCGTGGACAGACTGGCTGTTCTGGCAGTACACGGATAAAGGTGATGGAGCTTTGTATGGAGTAGAAAGCAAGCAAATTGATTTGAACTGGTTCAATGGCACGGTTGAACAGTTACAACAACGTTATCAGTCAAATTCTATTGTTTCGCCGCCGCCAATCATGAACCCTGTCAGATTGCGGGTAGTCGTGCCGGTACTGAATATTCGTCAAGGGCCGTCCACATCATCGGCTCGAATTGGTGATCTGCGACATGGCACGCAGGTTATTGTCGAATCCATCAAAGTGGAAAATGCCCGGCGGGTATGGATCAAGCATTCAGTTGGCTGGAGTGCGCTGGTGTATGACGGTTCAGTATTCATGCAGGAGATACTATGAAATCCAAGTCAGATGAAAAAACACCTTGCCCACTTTGTGGAAAATTGTTATATCCCCGTCATACTGAGTATGAGGTGAAATACTTTTGTGACTGTATTGGTTACAGTCGTCCGGTAATCGAAATCAGAAAAGAAGGAGTAGAACAAAATGGCAGCACCGATTGAAAAAACATTGAATTACGGTTTGCGGTATGCTTGTGTGTATGAACTGGACAGCAACGGTTATCCAAAAGCCAGCAGCTCAACGGCTTATGAGGGTATCCAGTTCAAGGGGTCTACGGCATTTGACCTGACCATTCCCGATGCGCGGAAGCTGACCGGGTTGGGGGAAGACGGCATCACTCAGGTTGTGTATTTGCCGCCGCAGGAAGGTGCAGATGCGCGGCTAAATGTGGAAGCAGCTGATCCGGTGTTGGCTGCACTGTTAGACGGCACAAAAGTGGCTACGGTGGGTGAAACAACTGTAATCGGCATTGCAACCGACAAGCAGGGTTTTGAACCGCGCGTAGCCTTGTTGCTGTACCAGGCTGCAAAGGGTCTTGAGACTGGTAAAACCTACTGGCATAGTTTCATCATTCCATCCGCCCAAGTGGTACGCAAATTGCCCGGTATGGGTGCAGATAAAGCCATTACTCAGTATCAGGTTGCCCCAAATCGGGTGAAAAAGCATTTGTGGGGGGTGGCTTTCTCAAACAATACCGAAGGTTTTTTAGAAGCGCAAATACTTGAAGTCTGGAGCAATTACCCCCTGCGAATTGCATCTTATCTGGGTGATGGCACAACGACGGTCTTCAATTTTCCGGCCAACTTTCCAGCAGTGTCCACGGACGGCATTAAGGTTTGGAAAAATGGTACGGAAGTTACCACCGGTTTGACCAAGACGGTTACCGGAATTACGTTCTCGACTGCACCGGCTAATAACGATGTAATTGTCGTTCTGCGTGAGGTTGCCGGATGAGAAAATTGGAATTGACCGCTGAAGGTGTGACTGTTTGGTTGACTATCCGTCATGCCACCGTAAGTGATGCGATGCGGCGCGGGATGCTGGCTGCCAAAGCAGCCGAAACAAATTATCTTAGTGATGTCGAACAGGTTGTTGCGGTAATGGTTTACCCGCGCTGCATCGCTTGCACGCAAGGCGAAATCGAGCAAAACGGTGAAAGAAAAACCATTGAGGAGTTAACACCTTTGGAGTTCTGCGCCTTGCCTTACGAGATCGGCGAAGCATGGTTAGAAGCTGTCCTTGAGGAAAATCCCGGTTGGTCTTTGCAACCGCTTGAAGAGCAAGACAGCGAAAAAAAAGACTAGATGTTGTCAGACAATTAGAACGGTTTTACTGCTCAACTTCTGCTGGGGATTTTCCGGACGAATCGTTTGGTTTGGGGGAAATCCCCACTTCTATTCTGGGTCAGGCATTGGATATTCTACTGGTGCTAGAGGCGGTCGAATGGAAATGGGACATCAACACCATACTCAGTCAGCCGGATGATCTGCTTCGAGCGGTGTTGCGACTGAAATCGGTTGGTGAAAAGTTGCGAAGGGAGCAGTCAGATGCGGAGTAAGCGCAACAGCCAAAGCAAAAAAACAATCCATGTTACGGGAAATCCACAGGCTGCAATGTATAGACCCGGATTGGGTACAAAAACCGCCAGTCCGACCAGGACAAAAGATGTAATAAACATGGAAACAAACCAGATCGTCCCGGCATTAGAAGACCGCGACGGCGGCTCCCATGTATCTTCATCGGGATCGTTCTTGAACCAACTGCTGTACATATTTCTATTTTAGGTGATTTATGGACGAAAAACAACTTCGTTTTTTGTTGATGTTCGGATCGGACGCCTCGAAAGCACAGGAAGACTTCAAAAAATTGCAGTCTCGCGCTGAGGAATTGCAAAAACGTATGCAGACCTTGCGCGAGACGATGAAACTTCATCAAGCGGTTGGTAAAGACATAACGACTCTTGAAAAAGAGTTACAAGCGATTACCCACGAATTAGTAGAATTGGATCAAAAAGCGCAGCGTGCTCAAACTGCCTTGCGCGGCATGGCAAACAGCTCGCGGGATATTCGTGATAATTTATTCAACCTGCGCGACATTGGCGAAAAGCTTGATCGGATTGGTGGAACTTTTGAACGTTTTGGGCGAGGGATACTATCGCCAATAACCGGCGCAGTCCAATCTTATTTGCAATCCGCTTCACCTTTCGATTCAGTTGCATTTGCCTGGAAACAAGCGCAAATGGATATTCAGCAATCCTTCACCCGGATTGGAGCAGTGGCCACCAATGAGCTGCTTCCAGCGTTGCGTACGGCAGCCGATCTGGTTGCCAAAATCGCCGATCTGGTTGAACGCAATCCCGATTTAATCAAAGCCGGTCTGATGTTTGGCGGCAGTCTGGTCGCGATTGGTGGTCTGGCACAACTGGCCGGACAGATTACGATGCTGGTTGGGGTTACAAAGGCACTCAATATTCCGGCCTTGCTTGGCAGTATGGGTAGTGCTAGCAGTGCGCTGCTCAATCCATACGTTGGCGTGACTGCTTTGATTGGTATGGGTGCAGCAGCCGGCTATAGCGCATTATCCCGTACCGATTTTGGCGCGCAGCGTAATATGCAGGCAGCACCGGGACAATTGGCTACCATTGCGGCTTATTATTCCGGCCGTTTTGGATTATTTGGTTCCGAAGAACGCGGGCAGCAGTGGGCAATGATGATTGGTCAATTGACGGGAGTAGTTGAAAAACATGCCGAAGCCGCCCAGCGTGATGCAATGGCAACCCAACAACAACTAGATGCATTTGCTGCTTATGAGCAAGCCCAGCAGCAACGTACTGAGTATGAAAGGCGGGCACAGGCAGAGCGCAATCAGATTATTGCCGAGTTTGCTGCTCAACGGGTAGAAATTGAACGGAATTATGAAAATAATCGGAAATCCTTGATTGCTCAATACGCCGAACAGCGATTGCGTCTGATGCGCGATTTTACTCGCACTGAAAGGCAAGCAGAGCAAGACTATTATCAAAACCGGCTTAAATTATCCCAAAATTATCAAATTGACATCCAGCGCGCAGAAGAAGATCATCAACGGCGGATGCGGCAATTACGCCAAGATCATGATGAACGTTTGCAGGAGTTAATCGAAAATCGGGATGCGTTGGGTATTATTCGTGAAAAGCGATCTTATGAACGCCGTCGGCAAGAGGAAGAAGAGACGTATCGAATACAAGCCGCCCGCCGATCGGAAGATTTTGCCAGACAAATCCAGGAGATGGAAAGTCAATTTGCTGTGCAGCGACAGCGCAGATTGGAAGATTACCGGTTGCAATTAAACGAGCTGGCAGAGCAGCAGCAGCAACGTATGGCTCAATTAGCCATACAGCACGCGGAGGAACTAAAACGTCTGGATGAGCAACAACGAAAACGATTGCAACAATTTGACCGACAGTATCAAAACGAGTTGCAGCAATTGCGCAACGCTGAGCAGAACAGGCTAAATGTCTTGCGAATGCTGGCATTGAACGATCAAGCCTTGCTCCAAAAGACAGGCGCAGAACTCACAGCCCGATACAAAGCCTGGCTGGAACAACAAGTCAAGGGCTTTTTGGATACAAAACCGCAGCGGCGCGCATCAGGCGGTCTGGTCAGTGCTTGGCAGCCATATTTGGTGGGTGAACAAGGACCGGAACTGTTTGTTCCCGGAATCAGCGGAACTATCGTTCCAAATTCACTAACCCGTGCTATGCTCACGGATACTCAGTATTCCAGGGGTAAAGTCGTAAATATGCGAATTGAAACATCCAATCTGACGCTAAATCAAGTCATGCGAGAGGTGGAGCGGCGCTTGGATCGGCGGGACCGCGTGCTGGCACGGGCAATAGGAGGTTGATATGGCGGATTTCAGAATCGGGACTTCGCAGGCCAATATGACAAATATTGAATTATTAACCGTACCGTTGCCTGTACCGCGTTCGATCTTTCGCGAGTATGCAGAAATAGTAACAGCAGCAAGCGGGCGGGCGTACGGCCGCGGTTTACCGGTTTGTAAATGGACCTTTGCCATATTGACTTATGCACAGCGGCAACAATTGAAATCCTACTGTGCCGGATTGTCGGCAGTGGTATATATCCGTACATTAGCCAATGATGACCAATACTACAACTACCGTGCCATCATGCATTGGCCGATTGAAGAAGAACGTGATCCTTCGAAGCGCCGCGACAGATTGGAATTTGAAATTGAATTTACTCATCTGGAAAAACTATGAGCCGTGCTTTGACTTCTCAAGAGTTGCAAATCTTGCGTTCGGATGGTCTGGCTGCAAAACTGTTTGCCATCATTGATCAACCGCTTACGGTGTTTAGCTGTCGGGTAAATCAAACTTTTTCGGGCAGTGAACCGATCGCACAAATTACGTATAACAATGCCAGTGGAAACGTGAACAATGTGTTGTCTGGCATGACCGTTTTGGTTGGCAGCACTGCTGGCGCCTGGGATAAAGGATTAGCGCGGGTGCGGAAAACATGGACAAGCAGTATTGCTTATATTGGGGAAACATCTGAAATAGAATGGACAAATGGTCTTTATCTGACTGTAATAGATGAATTTTCAATTTGGCCGCGGCATTTACGGTTGATTGGCGAAACGCCCTATATGGATTACGACATTACATACAGTGATCAACACAGTAATTTCAATCCGGTTGTTGTAATCGGGCCGGATCGGGTTATCAAACTGACCAGTGCCAGCGTGGATATTAATCTGGATGCGTCCGAATCGTGGGTATTTGGCAGCACGATTACTCAGTATGCCTGGGGGGTTGTGAGTGGTAGTGGTACTTTGACGAATGCAAATACCGCAACGCCTATTTTGACCGTTACCACACCGGGGCGGATTGTCTTGCGCTGTACTGTAACGGCGGCGAACGGAAAGAGCAGTACAGGTTATCGAACGGTTTATGTTTACGATGACAGTGCAACTTTGACGGAAGTGCAATTAGATGACTTAACAGGCAGTTTGGATCAGGGTGGATATGAATTCAGTGTATTGCTGCCAAAGCCGGTATCCGTTGTGCCGCGTGATTATTTGAAGGTTATTTTGTTTGCTGAAGAATATCCGCAATCCATAGGGTTTAATGGTGCTGAAAACATTCTGGCAATCGGCTGGCTGGATGAAAAAGAATGCATGGTAGATGAACAAAGTGGTCAAAGCCGGTTAGCGGTGAAAGGTGCACAATACTGGCTTGGGCGAATGATGGCTTTTCCGACCGGCGTGGAAAACACCAGCAGCACTCCAACACAATGGACGCAAATACAGGGATTGACGGTTGACAAAGCCATCTGGCATTTGCTGTATTGGCGCAGCACTCTGCCCAATTGCGCGGATGTGATACTGAGTGGTGATACACGAATTGCGCCGGCATTCAGAGCGGTGGGAAACTTGTGGCAGCAAATCAAATTGATTGCCGAAGAAAGCATTCTGGCCACGCCGTTTTGCGATTCGTACAATCGTTTTCTGGTGCAGGTCCATCCTAACTTGCGGACTGCTGCCGCAAGAACAAATATTCCGATTATCATGTCGCTTTCAAAAGACGACTATGAGTCTGTTGAGGTTTCAATCCGAAGTACGAATGTGGCGCAATATGAAGTTTCCGGTATTGGTCAAAACAATGAGCCAATTCTGGCTAAATCACCCGGTAAAGTTTTTGGGCGTTTCGGTCAGATACTCAGTAAAGAGGGATTGCTATTTAGCAGCAATCAAAATGCTTTGGAAACGGCCGGTTTGCTATTTGCTCGTGAGAAACGGTTGCATGATTTTACATTTCATCTTGTAAGCCAAAATAAGTTAATTAGTTTAGTGCCGTTTGGATTTTTATCTCTAGTAATAAATGAAGCGGATACACCGGCGAAGATAACTTTTTCTGGCAATGTAATTCCATATCGTGTTGAATATAGTTTTTCAAATGGAATATTGAAGCAAACGGTTTTTGCTGAACCCGAAGTTTTTCCAAGCATTGCTCAAAATATTATTGTGCCTGCGACACCGATTGTTGGCACACCTGAATTTTCTTTGCCGGATTTTGAGTTACCCACCTGGCCGGCATTGACGCCGGGGCGATTTTCGCCGCCTCTGATACCAGGTGATGACCCGCTGCCACCCGAGGAAGGCGCAACCTGTCCGGTAAATGCTCCGGCCAATGGTCCGTTTATCTGGTCGTTGTTTTACACGCTGGTTGGGAACAGCGCTTATCGCGTCAATATACCGATCAGGGCTGTGATTCGCTCGAATAGTCATGATAACAAAACAGTTTGGGGTATTCGTGGACGTTTTTTGAAACTGAACAGTGTTACCAACGTGTGGGAAGAAACGAACGAAAACGCGTTTTACAACATCTATGCTTACAACAGTGCCGGACAGCGAGTAGCAACCGGTTTGAAAGATACTGTCACAGATTTACGATACCGTACCGGCACATTTCAACCGCCGGCAGCTACTGAGATTGCGTATGTTGGGGTAGAGATCGAGGCAGATTTGTTTCGGCCAACCAGTACACCTTACGGCTGGATAAGACTGAATCATTTTTGGGATGATTGGACAATTGTCAATCCTGAATTTTCATGGGGATATTTCGGGGCGGGTATTTGGGCTTATGCTAAAAATGGTATGGCTTCACCAAATTACTCTTGGGAATGCGATTTATTGATTTGGATCGGGGGAGTTGAATTACTGAATGTACCGTTAATAATCGAACAGCATGTATTTGCATATCGGCCAGTTGACAAAAGCTTCAATACGGTCAGAGGCAAATTGCTTACGAGCTGGTTGGGCTGGACAAATCTATGGCTAGTTGAATTAACTGAAAACCCATTTGCTACTCCAAAATGGCTATGGGAAAAAGGGAAAACAAGTTATGTAAATGGACGTGATGGAAACAACGTGGACGCGGTTTTTGGTATCAATAATCCAGGTCAAATCTTTATGAATCAATTCATTTATGTCTGGCGGCAGGGCCGTTACAAAATCGAATTGCAAACTGTTGAACTGTGGAATGTCTGTCCTGTGCCAAAGGAGGATTGATGACCGATTTGCGTGATGCGCTGGCAAAGCTGGTTGAAAACAAACAGGATGCCATTACTGTTTATCCGGCGAGACTTGGAGATGGCTCTGGCAGGGTCATTGCCGGTGCAGGGCTGGTATATGTGCGGGTTGCTGATACGGTTACCATTGCGGCCTGTGCCAGTGTGCCACCGATTCATGATTTGAATGTTTGGGTGGGCTACGATCCGATTCAAACCAATATTCTGCGTGTAATGGGACAGCGGAATATAAGCGGTAAACAGGATTTTGCGCCTGGGGTTTCGGCACATGCCGCCATGCATGAATTTATGGGAGCAGGGTCGCTTGGCGGTACGGATGTGGTCAAAGTGCAATTGCAGCAGTTTATGCCGCTGGCAGTGTGGCCGTATCAGGGATTGAAGGTAATTATATATCCCGGTGTTGTGTGGCTTGATACTCAGTACAAATTGATTGCGGATACCAATCCATATGGCAAGCCTGTACCAAAAGTAATTGATTTTGCTGGGTATCCATCACCGGCTAACAACAAAGAAATGTATTACCTGATCGGCATTGATAACACAGGTAATATCCAGGTGATCGGTGGCAATCAGGTAGATTGGGGGACGATTACACTAGCCGATATACCCGCTGTACCGGCTGGGATGAAATATCCATTGGCAGCGGTACGGCGTGCATTTGAACAGGATGCAATTGTCATTAATCGAGAATCAACGGATATTGTAGATTTGCGGTTTCCGCTGGCACACAAGCATACGGAGAACGATTTACCCAATAATGCTTTGAAGATTGGTGGGTATCCTGTGGACGTCAGTGGACTAACCGTGGGCAATACGTTGGTCTTCGATGGGACAAAATTTGCACCGGGCGATGCCGTTGGGGGGGGAGGGGGAATTCATTGGTACGTGGATGGACATCTTGAATCTAGCAGTGTAATTGTTCGCTCGTACGTTGCGCCGCGCGACATGACCATCCGCAAAATCTTTATGATGTTAGAGCAACTAGGCACAAGCGGGACGACTACGATTGATATTCGCAAGAACGGCACAACGATTTTTACCAATCCGACCAGCAAGCCGTCATTGGCGTACAACGCAAGCAACAGCGTAACAAGTGCAGTGCCAGATGTGACTAGCGTCAGCGAGGGAGATATTCTCACGCTGTACATAGACAGTACAGCGGCTGGCGCAGAGGGTCTGAATGTTGTGATTGACACCAGTAGTGGTGGTGGCGGAGGTGGTAGCGCTAGCGATTTTGATGTTGGTATTGACGCGCTGATAAACTGGCCGATTTCGCAATACAACGAGGAGTTTGATGAGGCGCTCGATTCGAGTTGGATTACTGTGAACATGGGAAGCAACTGGTACGGTCTAAATAAAAGTGCGTTAGTTACAAAGGTTGTCGGCAATTCCACTGTGCAAATGCGTGGCATTTTCAAACCAATCTTGTCGGGAAATTGGCGCTGTTATGCAAAGGTTGGCATGTCTGCTCCAACGCAAGGCACGACCAGTTCACGGACAGCATCTGGGATTGGGTTGCTTGATAGCAACAATAATCGCCTGGCGGTTCTTATTAATCATCGCAGTCATGCTGATAACACCATAAATCTGAACTTGGAACTATGGAACTCGCCAACCTCACTTAATAGTTCGCCATTGGCGCACGCCAGAACGCAATATTTTCACCCATATCTGATGATTGCAAAAAAAACAACAGGATGGGATTTTGGATTTTCGTATGATGGGATTGATTTTTGTACGCCGCTTACCGATTACAATTTGACCTTCATGACGCCAACGCACATTGGTTTTATAGCATGTAATACAGTCCCGCCCCATACTTCCGTTCATACCATGCACTGGATGCGTTTCGAGATTTTGTGAGGTGACTATGAAGATTAACGACCAGCAATTTGGACGACCACAAATACTTTACAAAGCAACCAAAGCACAGATTGAGGCTACGCCAAACCCGCAGCCTGGTATGATTGCATTTGCAACAGACACCAATCAGATTGGCATTTATACCGGCGGCGGCTGGCAGTGGGGAACTGGCGGAGGCGATATGCTTAAGGCGATTTACGACACAGACAATGACGGAGTAGTAGACGCCGCCGAGAGTGTAGATTGGGACGGAGTGCAAAATAAGCCGTCAACCTACCCGCCGTCCAGCCACAATCACGATGACCGATACTATACGGAAGATGAATTGAACACCAGTGGTGGTGGTGGTCAAGTGCATTGGAATAACGTGACGAATAAGCCGTCATCGTATCCGCCGTCCAGTCATCAGCACGCTGCTAGCGATGTAACCAGTGGCGTGTTTGACCCTGCCCGTATTCCAAACCTTGACGCCGGCAAAATCACAAGCGGGACGCTGAGTACAGATAGATTTAGCGCGTGGAGCGATTTGCAGGCGGAAAACCGCATTGGCTTGATTACCGGCAGGATACCGGACGCTAATCAGGTGCGGTTCTATGCGCCCGCAAGCGAGGCGCACGACTTCACCAGTACAACATTGCCGTCCGGCCTGTCATGGGCAGGCAGTCCGTTTGTGACGCCGACACTGGCAACTGTTGATAATACATTCTTGTACGTTCAGCCGGGTATTAATAATCGTAGTTTTATGTTCCGGACAACTTTTGGTGCGCCTCGTATCTTTGGCATTCAAAGCATTGCTGATTCGGGAAGTTACATCGCATGGCGGCTTGATGACGGCTCTGACAACAATTATGTTGAAATCGGTTTAAGAGACACGAATATCTCGGATAAACAACTTGTCAGGCGTTATCGGACTGGTGGAGGCAGCGTAACAGAAACAGCCGAAACAAAAATATTTCAATCTGCATTGCTCTGGATGGAATTTTATATCACAGGAACGCAATGGACAAGTTGGGCACTGAATGCGGGATTGTATAATTTATTCGCGATGATTGGTTACTCTGGACAAGGCACATTCTCATTCACTCCGACACGATTCGGCATTGTTTTTTACACAGCGCAATCGTGGCACGTATACATGATTGATGGAATCAACTAGTGGAGGTGACAAATGACAATACAATACTCAGTAACCGTACGAAACACGAGCAGCCTCGCCTCACGGAGCGGTCGAAATGGACGCTTATCAGGCAGAAGCGCAATCGGCTGCTCGCGGAGTGCGACTGGACGCAAGTGCCGGATGCGCCGCTCGATGAAAAGCGCCGTGAGGCGTGGCGGCGGTATAGACAGGCGTTGCGTGAAATACCGCAGCGGTTTGAGCGAGCGGATGACGTGGCATGGCCGGAATGTCCGAAATGACGCATCACAGGCGCAGGTTATCAACCGGTGAAGCGCGGCGGTGGGTTTGCTCAAGGTCAGTGGAGGATAATCGAAGATAAAGCCTGACCATGTCCAGCGAGGCATGGCCGAGTAATTCTTGCAGGGTGAAAATATCGCCGCCGTTGCGAAGGTAGAAAATCGCAAAGGTGTGCCGAAATCGGTGGGGGTGGCAATTAAAAACACCGGCGCGTTTGGCAATGCGCTCGATGATGTTGCCAATCGCGTAACGGTCCAGGGGTTTTTCATCACAGGTAGCAATAAGAGGAGCGTTGTTGTTATCAAGGTTGCGACTGGCAATGTAAGTCCACAGCGCCCGGCGGGTGCTGTTGCCTAGTTTGACAATACGCGGGCGGGACTTCTTGCCGGTACGCCAGGGGCGCACGTGAATTATGCCGGTTTCAAGATCAACATCCTTGATGGTCAGGCGAGCAGCTTCAGAAACCCGGAGGCCGGTATCCAGGAGCAGAAGAATGATCGCTTTATCTCGGGATGTTTTACACGCTTTGGTAAGTTTCTGAATTTCCTCAACACTGAACGGATAGACAGGGGCTGGAGCGGGCTGCGGCATGGGGATATTATCCGGCCTTTGAAGATGAAACTCATCTGATGCCCAGTTGAAATACGAACGGATGATTTTCCAGTAGGCCTGAATGGTAGATTCGGAGCGGTGATTCTCGCGGAGATGCTCGAAGAAATTCAGAATGTCAGATTGAGTGATTTGACTGACGGACGGATCGTTGAGGAAATTGGCAAAAATGGTAAGTGAAGAAAGGTAGTTATGGATGGTGATGGGAGAATAGGAATGGGTGACTAAATAGAGTTTGAAGCCTGGCAGGGAATGAATGAGCGAGAGCAT